AGCACTTGATATAAACTCAAGGTCTAGTCCACTACCTGTTGACCATTTATCAACACTATAGTTATAAATTAAAAACTTATTATTTGTTGTGCCTGTAGCACCACCACCACGATAAGACCAAACGACTATAGAATTGTTAGGATCTATCGCACTTGTAATACCATCTAGGTTAGATGATAAATCATCAAAAAAGAAATTGTTTACTTTACCATTCCCAATTGGTGTTAGTTGCTGTCCTCCAGTTAGTTTATAAAAACCATCTTGTGCTAAGAAAAATACTTGGTTTCCATAAGAAGCTACAGACTTAGGTGCAAATGCACCAATGTTATCTGCAATCTTGTCAAACTGAAAGACTAGAGGAACACCCACATAAGACATTCTGTAGATAGCCTTTTCCATAAAGATTACACCAGCAGACTCACCACCAACTATCGCTTGGATATTACCATGTGATCCAACAATATCTTGAAAGCCTGATTGAGTTGATTGACTTGGTGTCCAAGTAGAACTGTCATTAATACCTGACCATTTTACTCGTTGGTTATAAACTGTGCCAGACTCGTTTGTATATCCAGCAACAACAAAGTCTCTGATAACTGCGATGTATTTTGCTTTTAGAGCTACAAGATCACTAAAGGCACTATCTGTACCTTCATCAAACTTTTGTATGTTGTCTGCAAAGTTTGTTGCAATTATATTAGATCCAAACTGTGTGAAGGCCCAAAAGTCTCTTGCGTTTTCTGTGGTAGAGTTACTATATCCACCAGCTTTACTTTTATCTATAAACACCAAAGAGGAGTTCATTTGATACAGTTTACTTCTATCGCCAGCATAGTTTGTAGAACCACTAGCACTAAAACTTGTAAATAATCCCACAGCAGCATTTGACAATCCTGTGGTTGTCAATGCTTGAAAACCAGGTAAGGCTTGATAACCTTTTTGTAGAGGTATTACATTATCAATTTTAAGAGCACCTGAGTTTTGATATGTAGGTAAGTCAGCTCTTAGTTCACCGAACTCTATCATCTATGCCACCTGTGGTGTTGACATCTGTAAAGGTGAAGATGTTGTAGAACCTCTCGATGATGTTTCATTAGCATTTTTCAATGCTTCTTTATAAAGATTACCCCATGTATTTATTCTTTCATCTTGCATAATAAAGGGTGCTGCTTCAGCTAAAGAACCATATAAATATAATTCAGGGTAATTTGTTAAAATTGTATTTGTTGCATTACTATCTGATAATGTTGTTAAAGTTTTGTAATAATTAATTTGTAAAGTTGTTGAGGAGTCAGGGGTAACTCCTAAAAGTATCTTATCACCAACTATAGTAAAAAATGTGGGTTTACCTTTTGACTGACTAGTATTGTATTTGTTATAGAAGTCAGTATTGCTAATAAACCTTAATGTGCAAAATGGATCACTTTGATAAATTACTGTCGTTGCTTCAAGATAACCACTAGGTAAAGAGTAACTTTGTGTGCCTGATGAAGTTGTAATTGATGTATCTGTGTTGACCATCTCTCTAACTCTAAGCTCACGATTTAATCTTGCCTCGGTAAGAATTATAAAATCACCAAGGTTTGCAGTTAAATCACTTCTATTAAGGTAGTTTGCAATAGTAGTTTTGAGATTGGAGTATGTGTCTAATGCCATTATAAGTTACCTGTATATATTCTAAAGTGTTTGTTATCTGAGTCGTTTAACCATCTAAAAAATCTTGTTTTATCTAAGACTTTTCCATTGTAATTAAGGATGCCTTTTTTAGCTAATTGGTGTACCACGATGTTTGGTAGTCGAGCTACACGATATCCTTTTTCATTATGTAAAGCCTTTGATTTAAACGCACCTTCTTTTTGTGCAATTTTATTAGCATCTATTATTTCTTTAATAGTTGCTTGATCTTGATAGTTTTCGATGTGAAATTTATTCTCAGCTTCATCAACAATAAGATTAGTTTTTACTGATGATTGATCGTTAGGATCATTAAGTGAGAATTTTTTAGACATTACTTAATTGCTTTTGCAATCATCATGTCAATAGTATCGTTAACTTCTAAACCTTGATTGCTTCTCATACTTAACATTGGATCGTATTTACGATCACCAGGAGATGTTTGTTTTGATTGTTTTTTACCAACACCTCTTGAGATTGTCTGATCTTTTTTAATTGAGTTTGCTACTACTTGATAAAGTTTTGAAGAATGTTTTTTGTTTGTAAATACTGCCATTGTTTCCTCTCTAATAAAAAAGGGAGGGCATAAAAACCCTCCCAGTCCTTTGTAACTAAATTAAATTTTAGCTTAGGTTAAATATTCCAAAGTTTGCGTTTGGAGCTTTTGCACATAAAGTGTACTCAGCTAAGAGTAACTTCTTGTCAGAGTCACCAGTTTTTGCAAGATCAGTTGTTTGGAATGGTCTTAAAAAGTCCACACTCCACATATCCATTTGTAGGATATCTACTCTGTTTGCGTTTTGGTGTCTATTGGGAACAAACGCCACTTCTCCAAAATCAGAAATATAGATGTCGGTAGTTCCAATAGATACTCTATCACTCGCATCTTTGTACTTTGTAGCTACACCAGCAAATGCACTAGCAAGTTGTTTATGTGTAGGTGACATCATTACTGTTTCAGGCTCTCCACCTAATTCAAAGGCTTTTAAAAGACCAGCTTTTAGAAGTGTCTCTGTAAAGGTTCTGTTAGAACCACCTGCAATAGCAGTTGATCCATCACCAGCTGGTGTTGCTGATAAAGATCCATTACTTGAGAAGTTACCAGCAGCAGATGAAGTACCTGGTTTGTTACCACCATACCATGTTCCTACTGAGGCAAGTTCTCTTGCAGTTGATGAGTTACCAGTAACTTTGGCATTTTCTATTCCTACAAAAGCTCTTTCCATGTCTCTTTTGAGCTCTTTACCCATCTTCGCTAATTGGTACGCCATTTGGGTACTCATTCCTGCGTTGTCAACTGCATCGTCTGTACCTGAAATGGTTACTGATTTTGCAGAGATTTGGGTTCTGTTGTTAAGTCTGACAGTAGCAGTTCTTGCATCTCCGTCATAGTCGTCACCTTCGATTTGTGCGTTAGCACCAGCATCAGCTAGTGAGTCTGTCTGCCACTCGTAAAGTGTGTTTGTCGCTGTACCTTTTGCAGCGTTGCTCATAAATGGTGTTTCTGAAGGACTAATATTGTAAATTACATCAGCTAAATCTTCTCTAATAGAATTTGCACCATCATATGAATCAAAAGTATTGGTCGGTTGACTCATTACTTATTCCTTTCTATATGTTGTTATCGAGAATACAGCTCTTGCAAAACCGAAACTGCATCTTTTACATTTCCTGATTTTTTAAGAGTTGCCTTTTTAGACTTAATACGCCTTGCAATATCACTATCATCTTGAACTTTAGGACTTGATGAACTTACGACTTTAGACACCTTTGTTACTTTCTTATTTTTCAGACTCGCATTTTTTTTTATTTTCTCATATCTATAAGCGTCAGCTAGCATAAGTATTGCTCTGTGATCTACTAACATAGATATCTCTTGGTCTGTGTAACCTTTAGACTTTGCATATTCAGTTAAGTTTTTTACAAAATCTGGGCCCTTCTCCTTGTCGGCATAGATTGGTAGTTTTTCAGCAAGAAGTTTTCTCTCATTTTCTAAATATTGAGAATAGACCTTTTCGCTTTCTTGTTGTTTTTCTTGGCGAATACGATCTTGTTCTTGTTGAGCTGCTACTTGTAACTCTTTCTTTCTATCCTGTTCAGCTTTTTGTTTTACAAATTCTGCTGGATCTTCTCGGTAGAGTCTTTCCATATCAACTTGAGGTTCATTAATATTTAATTGTTCAGACAATATTTGTAGTTGCTTCTCATATTGGTCTCGTTTGATTTTAGCCTCCTCGTTTAACCTCGTGTATTCAGCTTTTTTTTCTTCAACACTTTTTCTATCTTGCGATAGTTTTTCGGTTTTACGAGTATAATCACTTTGTCGAGAATATCCCTTTTTGAGTTCATCTAAGTTAACTTCAACAGTTTCACCATTAACAGTTAATGTATAAAGTTCTTGATTATTTTCTGAAGGTGTTTCATCTTCAATTTGATCGATAAGTTCTGGATCTTCTAAAGTTTCATCGATGTTCGTCTCCGAGTCGGTTACTTCTTTTGTTGATTCATCACTCGCTACTTCTTGAGTCTCAGAGGCTTGAGGATCTAATAAGTTCTTCAAGTTAGTAGCTGCCTCACTTACATTTAGAGGCCTGGGCATTGGTGCAACAGATTCAGCTTGAGTTTCTGTTGCAGAGTCCATTGCTGGTTGTTCTGCCATTTAAAATTCTCCTATTTTTTTAAAATTTTACCAGTCTCCATGACTGATTTTATTTGTATCACAACGAGTTCTAACATTCTTCTCATGTGAAAAATATTCTCTCTCTGTTCTGAATTTTTTGGATCGCTGTTAAGCCATTCGTTAGCTAGGTCGGATCGAATTGTGTTTACTGCTTCTATAAATATTTCATCTTCTAGTATTTGTTTTGCTTGGAGGCTTCTTTTTTGTTCGTTATCTGCCACGAGTAAAACCTATACCCTCTGTAAAACCTGAAGTTCCAAAGTTTCTTTTATTTCTTTCGATGTTTCTAGCTACTTCAGCTCTATAAGCAGTATCGTTACGAGTTCTATTACCACTTGAGTCAACTGATGTTAAAGGGCTAGTAAATAATAAACTGCCTGATAAATCTTCAGCTATTGGTGATCCACCTGACTCAGATGGGCCTATAGCTGGAACAGGGTTCATTACACTATCGACTGCTTGTCCGACTGTCATTGTTGAGGCACCACCTGAAGCGTTAAGACCTCCAAGTTGATTATCTTTTACTGTGTTAAAATATTGTTGAGGGTTAAAAACTTGGAAAGTTCCATTGTTTAGCTGTTGACCATATCCTAAGTCAGCAAGTGTTTGAGTAGCTGCGTTAAAAGTGTTTTGCCTTCTATTTGGGCCACCTGTAAAGCTATCTGCTAATTGACCGAGTATATTAAATCCTAATGGTAACCCAGCACCTGGTCTATTGACTTCTGGATCAAATCTTAAAAATATATTATCACCACCTCTACTATCTATTTGATAATCATCTAAAAGGTTAGATGCACCAAAAGGAGTTGAAGGATCTCTTTGCATTTGTCTAAATAACATTTCATCTCGATCAAACTCTTGTCTTTCATTACCATCACTAGCTACATCAGGTAGAACACAAGCCTGCAAAACAGGATCATAGACTCTTCCTTCACCTGGATATAATTCATCACAGTTTGGTATTGATGTGTCTGGTTGATCTGGTGTGGGTTGTGCTGCTGGTGGTATATAAGGAGTACTATCAACTATATAGGGGTTAGTTGATGGGGAGGGAAAGGGAGGTAACCCACCAGCAGTATTGTTGAGGTAATTGTCTATAATACCTTGTGCTTTTGTGCCTTGAAGAAATGGTGTAAATGCCATTAATTAATTCCTTGTTGTATAATCTTAGTTGCTAATTTTTCTTTTTCTAAATTTTTGCTCTCAGCTTCGTTGAGAACTTCAGTTGCTAGTTTTTGTTGATCTAAATTTAATTTTTCTGCCTTAAATGTTTCATCAACTTGTTGTTTTCTAGCTTTAAGTTGTAATTCTGCTTGATCTTTTGCTCTTAGCCTTTGTTGTTCTGCTTGAGCTAGTTGAACTGACGGATCAGGTCTTGCTTGTCTAGGTGGTGGTGGAGGCATGGTAGCTGGGTTGTTAAAGAACTGACTTGCATCTTTATAACCAGCATTTTCTAAATACTTCTCTAAGGTATTATATATCTTTTGTGGATCGACAATACCCATCCCACCTGCACCAATTAGTTTTTCTTGGACTGCTAATACACGACCTAAGACTTCGAGTCGTTGATCTTGTGATCCTGTACCAAGTCCAACTTGAACAGTTGCATTATAGCGATCCACCCATTCTCTAGGGTTCATCGGTATAAATTGATTTCTGAGTTTTATAATTCTTTCTTGATCTTGGTACTTACACACTAAAGTTAAGATACCTTGAAACATTCTTTTGACACCTTCACTAAAGTTACGAGCATAGAGTTCTATTCTTTGTGTAGAAGCGTTCATCATCACATTAGCACTTGTAGCTGTAGTATGTGATTTGTTAATAGTCTCACTATCAAGGCCCATTTGTACTTTTGATACACCTGATCTGCCTTCTCTGACTTGATCGATCTTGTCTATCATTGCAAGACCTTCTCTCATAAAGTTTGGTGCTGCCATAGGAGAGACTGCTCCAGGTGATTTCACCCTCACAATCCCTCCAGCTCTAGATGTAAGGAGATCATCAATGTTTGCTTGGCCATCAACAACGACTGTTCTTGCATTATTTTGCAAGTATGCGTTGTTCAAAGTTTGTCTTAGTAAAGTTGTTTTTATTTCCTGAACATCACCTATAAGATCGTATATTGATAGTCCATAGAAACGATGAGGCATAGGGAGAGCAGTAACAGTAGCAAAAGGTATTTGTTCAATGGGTTCATTTTCTAATATGTGATATGCGTTAGGGCCAGAACCACCAACAACAATGTGTCTGAGTTCTGCTATACCATCGTTGTCGTAATCGCATTTCATATAGCAATCGACAATCGATACTCTTGTTAGTAAAGGATCTATGTTTTGATATTCTTGAGGCATGGTCTCATCATCGTAAGACCTTCTAGTGACTGCCTCTGTGTTATAGATTTCTTCATCTGCAACAGGTAGATCGTTTACAATTTTTTTGTCAAAGCCCATACTAATAAGCTCTGATCTTGTTTTAAAAACTCTTTGTCCAATAAAATTACAATCTTCTAAACTGTTTGCTGTTTTACTTATCAGCATACTTTCAGGTGGTACGCTTTCTACTACCACACGACCATAATCTTTTACTCTTTTGACAGTTACATTGTAAGTAACATCCATAATATCAATACTCTCAGCATCTAGTTCTGCTGCTGTATCTTCAACTTCAACTACTTCTACTTCAGGATCAGCTAATAATGCTTGATATTCTGCTATAGATAAATTTTCATAAGACTCTTGTTTTTGTTCTTTATCGTTTTTCCAATAGTATTTTACAAATCCATTTTTAGAGATCAGAGCATCTTTGAACATGGTGTGAAGAATAGAATAACCATTGTTATCTTTCATAAACACATGATTGATATAATCTGATGCTTGTTCTGCGTAGGCTACATCTTCTGGGCCTGTAGGTTCAAAGCGAACTATACTCTCACCTTGAGTAAAGATACGCATCATCGAAGGTAAAATACTTTCTACTACTTCTAAGACATCTTGGGATCTTACTTGTGATTGTCCTTCGACTTCATTACCTAATGGCTCACCTAAATAAAACTTGAGAGCATTCTTTCTTTGTTCTGATAGCTCTCCACCATAAAACCCTAATGAGTTTGTGATCTCTTGTCCTATAAGTGATTTTAATCTGTCTTTTGTTAATTTCATGTAATTAAACTATATTGTTTTGGATTTTTAATTTTATAAACCCAATGATTAATTCCTTTGTTTGTTCTTTGTGTTATTTTTGGCTCTAAATATAAAAAATTAAAACCTATTGCTTTCCAAAATTTATTTGCTTCTAAGTTTTCTCTTACTCTAAGATGAATATTGTCATAGTTTTTATCTCTTGCTATGTTTTCTATTTTGTTAAATAATTTTCTACCATGTTGTAGTTTTCTTAAATCTTGCTCTATACAATGTTGATATATTTTTAAAGAACTACTTTTTCCTGATCCAATGACACAAAAACCACCTTCTAATCCACCTTCATATTCAAAAAAAACTTGGTCATTCATTAAAAGTTTTTCCAAATATGGTGATGGAATAAAACCAATACTATCAAAATTAGTTTTTGATAGATTAACGATGTAATCTAGTTTTGATTTTATGTTCATTAAACAATTCCTAATCGTGGATATTCAATCTTTGATGACCAATTCTTAGTCTCTTGTAAACCTGTGCAAACATAACGAAATGAGTCTGCTGCATGAGAAGTCCAA